GTTGGCTACTACTGCTGACGTGCAAAATCCATATGTGGCTGAGCCATCTTTCTTGTCACAAGTTGTGTTTACCTTGTCTATTACAGGTACAAGCGTTGCAGCACCGACAGGCGGAAAGTTGAACTTCGTTGTTCGTTATGCTCAGAATGACAACAACATTGGTACATTGACAACTTACCCATACGGTAACCTCGATTAATCCCCTGGGGGCTTCGGCCCCCATCTTTTGAACTAAGGAGATTATTCATGGCAAACCAAAGCCCAAACGGTATTCCAAGTACCAACAATCAGTTTAACTCGATCACACGGCAGGCGAAGACTGAGCCTTTTGACTTACAAGTTGCACGTGGTCAAATTTACGGTCATAGTGTTTTAAATATCTACGGTTATCAAACAGCTGTCGGTACATCATTTGTGCCTGTATGGGAAGGCAACACTTCCTATACTTTTCCGTCATCTGCTATTCAGATGCACCTTGTCAGCTCTGTTAATACTGGCGCGGATATAACTTCGTTGATAACTATTAACGGTTTAGACGCAAACTACAACCAAATTTCTGAGACTATCAAATTGAACGGTACGACGGCTGTAACTACAGTAAAGTCTTATTTTCGCATCAATAGTATGACTGTCACTAGTGGTGCTCCTACTGGTAATATTACGCTAAAAGATACATCAGATACAACGCTGTACGCAGAGATTGCTGCAGGTAACGGTCGTACTTTGATGGGCATTTATACGGTTCCCGCAGGATACACGTTCTACTTGAGCCGTATTGACATCAATACCAGCTTGAACGCTAACCCCGCAGGTTTTGCAACATATCAGAACTATCAAACAAATAGTGCAGGGGTATCTAGCGTTACTGTTGTGGCTCCGTTTACAAACAACTACCATACACAGCGAGTAATGCCCAGGCTTGTTTCTGAGAAAACGGACATCCAATTACAAGCAAAAGTTAGTACCGGTACTGCGGCTTTGACGGTTTCGCAAGAAGGTTACTTAATTTCTAACGGGAGTTAATCATGGCTAAGTCCCCAGCATGGCAACGCAAAGAGGGTAAGAACCCAAACGGTGGCTTAAATGCGAAGGGACGTGCTTCCGCAAAAAAGGAAGGGCACAACTTGAAACCCCCGCAGCCCGAAGGCGGCTCAAGGAAGGACAGTTTCTGCGCACGGATGAGTGGTATGAAGAAAAAGCTAACATCCTCGAAAACAGCAAATGATCCTGATTCAAGGATTAATAAAAGCCTTAGAGCTTGGAACTGCGCTGAAGGCGGATACATAAAAGCGGCAGATGGCATCGCAGAACGCGGTCACACCAAAGGCAGGTACACGTAATGAACCAACACGACATGAAAGAAATGGCTGATGGCGCTGCTATTACAACCACATTCTTTGGGATGATGGGTTGGATGGAACCGACAGTTGTTTTTGTAACCAGTATTTGTTCTTTGATTTATTTGTTGATTCGTATTTGGGAAACCGATACAGTTCAAAAGTTGGTAAAGAAAGATGCCAAGTAAATCCAAAGCTCAACGAAACCTCATGGCAGCTGTGGCGCACAATCCGCAGTTTGCCAAAAAGGTAGGGATACCCCAGTCAGTGGGTAAGGACTTTAATGCGGCAGACAAGGGTAAGAAATTTTCGAAGGGCGGCGTGCCACGCCCCGAGCTAGAAGCAGTTAACAAAGCAAAGACTGAGCACGGTTCTTTGCAACTATTTTCAAAAGGTGGAAGTATCATGGCTAAAGAGAAAAAAGGTTTGACAACAGCAACTATGGGCAAAGTTAAAACTGCTGCTCCTAGTAAAGATGGTATCGCCGAGCGCGGTAAAACTAGAGCAATGATGCCTAAAATGTCTGGTAGCACAACCGGCATGAAAAAAGGCGGCATGGCTAAAATGAAAAAATAAGGAGTTATCATGGAAACTAAAGTCCCATTTATGAAAGAAGGTTCACCTGCTCACGCACACAACGTAGAACACGTTGAAAAAATGTACGGCGGCGATGGACACAAACCCTCGCATGAAATGTTTGGTCAGCATGCTGCTGGGCACAAGAAGTTCCACGAGCATGTCAAAGCCATGTGTGGTGGCGGGATGCCTAAGAAATGATGGCAAGTCGGGGTATGGGAGCGGTTGCTCCCTCCAAAATGCCTAAAGGTGTAACCAAGGCTCGTCGCGACGATACGGACTTTCAAGAATATAAGAAAGGCGGTAGAGTTAAGAAGATGCGTGACGGGGGTGAGACTGTTCAAATAGTGGACACCTCTAAAGGACCCCCAGGTCCTGCAAAATATGTTACCACCGATCAAGGTATTCCCATGTATGACACAATTCCTGGTTCGGGTGCTAACAGGTTTATTGGAGAAACACAGTCTCGAGCAGGTGCTGGGCAAGGCAATCGTGGAGTTTCCGCTAAGAAAAAAGGCGGCAGAATAAAAGGAAAGAAAAAATGAGTTTACTTAAGAAACTAGAAGACGAAGCACACTTGCTATTACAAGAGCTTCAACAGCACGTCATCAACCAAGTATCTAAAGGCAACAAGATTAATCCCAAGTTGCAAGAGCTACTTAACCATTTAGAAGACCATGTCAATCCTCCTGTGGCTGCGGTGGCTGTTGATCCTACTCCTGTTCCTGTGGCACCTGCTCCAGTGGTTGAAGCGGCACCTGTAGTTGAGGCTCCTCAAACAGTTGCACAAGCACAATCAGCATCTAATGTAGCAAATTAATCATGGCTAAAAACTGGATTGCGGATGCTACAAAAAATAAAGGTGGTTTGCATAAATCTTTGGGCGTCCCCAAGGGTGAAAAAATTCCGGCGGGAAAGCTGGCTAAAGCTGCTAAGAGTTCTGGTAAGGTTGGGAAGCAAGCGCGCCTTGCTGAGACTCTTAAAGGAATGAAGAAGAAATGACAATCTCCACGCTCAACTCAATGACGTCTGGTACGGCGTCGTTTAACCTCAATCTCACGGAAGCGTGCGAAGAGGCGTATGAGCGTGCGGGATATGAAATGCGTTCCGGCTACGACCTACGCACAGCACGCAGGTCACTCAATTTATTGTTTGCTGATTGGGCGAATCGTGGCATTAACATGTGGACGATTGAGCAAGGTACGATTACTTTGCAACAAGGACTGAACACATATGCCCTTCCTAACGATACTGTTGATCTACTTGATCATGTTATTCGTACGAACCCTAACGATACGTCTACTCAAGCGGACTTAACGATCACACGTATTAGCGTCTCCACATACGCAACAGTTCCAAACAAACTCAACCAATCGCGTCCTATTCAAGTATGGGTTCAGCGTTTGGACGGACAAATTTACCCAACTGGCTACACTGTTGCAAGCGCAGTGGGCACAACAGACACAACGATCACATTAACTTCTACCGCGAACATGGCATCTGCAGGTTTTGTAAACCTTGTGTCAAGCGGAGTTACGGAAACAATTTACTACAACAACATATCAGGGAATACCCTAGGTAATTGTTTTAGGGGGCAGAACGGCACAACGGCTGCAAGCTTTCCTGTTGGTGCGACTGTTAATGTACCTAATCTTCCAGCCATCACAGTTTGGCCCACACCAGATAACGTACAGACCTATCAGTTTGTGTACTGGCGCATGCGCAGGACGCAGGACGCGTCTCAGTACGGCAATAACGTCATGGACGTACCTTTTAGATTTGTGCCAGCAATGGTGGCAGGCTTGGCTTATTATGTGGCGCTTAAAGTGCCAGATGGTATGGACCGTTTGCAAGTGTTGAAACAGCAGTACGATGAGTTCTGGGAACTCGCCGCTTACGAAGATCACGAAAAGGCTGCTTTGCGCTTAGTGCCGAGGCAGATGTTCATAGGTGGTGGTATCTAAATGGGCAATCGGTTTTCATCCGGCAAGAACTCGATTGCCGAGTGTGATCGGTGCGGATTCCAATTTAAGCTGCGCTTACTTAAGAAAGAGGTCATCAAGACAAAAACGTATGATCTCAAAGTTTGTCCGCAGTGTTGGGATCCTGATCAACCACAGCTTCAATTGGGTATGTATCCGGTAGATGATCCGCAAGGCGTCAAAGATCCAAGACCGGACACAACCTACATAACTTCTGGACTTAGCGGTTTGCAGGTACAACAGGGCAACGGAACAAGCGTCTTGCAAAATGGTGAGAATGAAGGTGGTAGTCGGATCATTGAATGGGGCTGGAATCCTGTAGGTGGTTCGGAGTTTTTTGATTCACGGCTTACGCCAAACAATTTGGCTTTGACCGTTGCAATAGGTACAGTTACAATCGCTACAACTTAGGAGCACACAATGGCTAAGAAACATGAAGACGAAGCAGAAGACAAAAAACTAATCAAGTCTATGCTTAAAAAAGAAGAGAAGAAACTTGGCGTCAAAAAGATGGCTAAGGGCGGCGTTACTGGTAAATCAATGCGCGCTGTTGGTCGCAATTTAGCACGTGCACAAAACCAGAAACCTGGGAGCAAGTAATGGCTAAATTTAGTATGAAAAAGGGTGGCAAAGAAGTAGGTCCAGCTTCGTTATATGCGCAAGCACATAACATGAAAGGTAATATTATTAATGGACAAGAGGCTGTTCATTATGCTACTGACCCAAATACAATGCGTGCAGACGAGTCTACTCCTGGGGGCATGCCCGCAAGACGCGTAAGTTTAGGCAACATTACAAATGGTCCTAAAAATACAGGGATTGAAACTCGTGGCAACGGTGCAGCAACTAAAGGCCGCATCGCTAGGGGACCAATGGCGTGACCTACACTGAGCTTGTAACTGCAATTCAGTCTTATACGGAAAATCAATTTCCGACTGTATACCTTGCTGATGGAACGACGGAGTCTAGCACTACGCAGCTCAATCGTTTCATCGAGCAGGCTGAGCAACGTATTTACAATACGATTCAGTTTCCAAGTCTTCGCGCTAATGTGACCGGAACAACGACAGCAGGCAACGCCTATTTGTCTTGTCCTAACGATTTCTTGTCGGTTTATTCTGTGGCGGTTTATCCAACCACAGGCGCCAATGCTAACCAGTACACATACCTTATCAATAAGGATGTAAACTTTATACGGGAAGCATTTCCTGGTACGAACTCGGCGTACTATCAACAACCCCAGTACTATGCTTTGTTTGGTCCTCAATACAATAATGTTGCCGAACTAAGTTTTTTACTAGGACCTACACCTGATCAGGCGTATAACGTAGAACT